CTGCGAATATCCCACCATGCGCACAACGCAACCGAGGCCTCCCGAAGGAGACAACGCCGCCCGAAGGCGGCGACGCCACCCGAAGGCGGCGACCGTCAACCCCCAAAGGGTCGACGAACCCGGAACGAAACGCGACATGAGCCATTTACGGCTCTCCATTTGCTACTGGAGACAACGGATATTGCTCAGCTAGCTCCCCCTTGGTCTTCGAGATTATAGTCACACATTAGTCTCATTGACCCAACTTCGACGAATTATAATATCGTCGATTCCATTCGGATAGATCAGCTCAGGTTTCGTAGCACCTATCGGCATTTTCCGATAAGTGGATACTGACCCTGCCTTGGTCACCAAATTCCTTAGGTAACCGTCGGCGTCATCGAACGCAACAGGTTCGTCCCCTACTGGGACTGCAACAAGTAAGTTCAATTCAAGGGTTTGAAAATCCTGATTGTAACGCATCTTCCTTGACCACTTTGCAACATGGTTAAAGTCAGAGCGCCCGGGTCGTTTCCAACATAAAACGGGAGAAGCTTCCCCAACTTCAGGGAGTGACATGCCGAACTTACGTTCGACTAGCTTCCTTACAAATTGCGCGGTTTCTAGCATACCGTTTGCAAAAAACGCATGCTCTTTCGCAATTAAACTGAGAAGAGTTGTAATATCTTTTCTATCCTGTGAAAGTGAAGGTATATGGTTTACATATACGGGGGTAACATCCACCCCATAGTATGCGTGGATGCCACATGATTCTCTGAACGGACCTCGATAGAAACTCTTGTTGGCGTTAAGTTTCATACCAAACAAGGGCATATATGTATATATAGCCTCTATCGTCTCTACAGGAACGATTATATCGTCCCCATAAACGTAAACCCGTTTCGCATGATCGCGAGAATCTTCATGCGCTGTCAGCTGTATGATAGCTCTAACAAGAGCCCAGTGCACCACTGACATTATTGGAAAACATATGCCGGATCCCATAGGTGCGAACATATGGGCGTAAAACTCTCCACTTTCATGAGTAATCACGCGAGTGGACAGTTTATCTAGCATATCGATAAGTGGTGTATTCATAAAAAGACGAAACACCAGCTCACGAGCTACAAGGTTGGAGGCCGAAGTCATATCGACGGTGGCCATTTCTCCAGAACCAGAGGATTCGAGTGCGAGATTTCGATTCACACTCTGCGAAGTAAAGTTTATTCGCCCTCTTGTAGCCGGGCAGCTCTCCAGATGTTTGTATAGGTACCTTTTAAGTGCCTGCTGGAAAAACTGCATCTCGTTCTCCTCGATACATATCCCACGAGGCTTTCCTAAATATTTATGGACGGCCTTGTAACGGGAAGTAGCGAACTCAGTAGTAACTAAGTTCATGTATCGCTGCATCTTGATGAGGATCCCAAGAATGTGTATAAAAATATTCGAGGTAATTAAACTCTTCATCAAGGTCAGTAAACAACGTATGCGGGCGAAAGCGTACGTTGTGGGCTACGGGAGTATTCGTAGCGCCAGGACCAGGCTTTGGCAACAAATCACCTGGATTAAACTCAACATCTGCAAAGATGGTTTCAATGAGCTTCCTGGCTTTATCAAGGATTGGTGCAATAGTCTGAGCGGTGAAATCTAAACGCCCAAGCTGTACATCATCCTCGACAAACCTAGCAAAATCTTTCGCTAATACCGATTTTTTAAAGGGACCTTTGAGTTTTTTGAATAAAACACATATTTGATATATGTGCGAAAACGATAAGGCCCCCGTATGCCCGTTATGGTAGACCTCTCGAAACAGCCGGCCCAAAAAAGCAGGGTATTTCGTCTTGGATTGTTTTTTCCATCCAAGATAGGAGGGGTCGCCACCTTCTGAGTGTAGAAATAAATCACTCATAAGCAAAGGCAGCGAAACAGTTATGAAACCCAGGCCCTCTTCCCGGAGACGTATTTTAATAGTCTCTAGATCGCGAGCCAAGTCGACACTCCTGTAAACGGGGTTGTTGTTATGTATATCCCGCAGTATGGCATGAAACATGTCTACCATATATGATAGACGGGCCATACCGAATTTCCTAACGGGACATACTGGGCGTGATTGCTTTGATTTTTGGCTTTTCAGGTTTGCATTCAATTGCTAGACCTCCAGCCATGCAGTCATGCACCGGTTACTGATGGACAGGCATGCTAGAAATGGGTTTTTTCAAAAAGCTTTTTAACTACTAGTCGAAGAATTGGCCAGATATACTTGACCGCTTCGAGCAAGCAGTTACCCCATTCTTTACACATTGCCTTGCATAAGGGACGCGGTAGTACCAGCGATCCCCGCCGCAGCGAGAGCAAGCTTCAGCCGTTTTTCCACGGCCGCTTCCGAATGTTTCGGATGATGCTCTATCGTGATATTAGCGATAATAACATCATCAGCCGGATCACCCTCTCCAGGGTTAACCAGCACGACGATTTCAGAAGACTGAATTAAATGGCGTTTTCTGCCATTCCGGGAAACATCGTAGTGGGCGACACGCAGCCGCGACTCAGCAGAAGCTGTAGACGCAGGCTCGTTGTAGCGCCCAATCGGACTCAACCCGGGCTCTTGCATTTGGAAATTGAAAGTTCGGTTTCCAGATCCATCAGAAATAACTAGGGGAACAGTGAAAAACATGGACTTCTCCTTATATACATAATTAGCATTGACGTAGCTAGTATCACGGCCTTTATGGCTAGAGTTACGTTAGAGGATTACACAATACACCGCAGTAGGGCAACCACGTTCAACGCCTGTCGCGAAGAAGGCATCTTAAGACGTGGTAACGAGGCTCCTTTATTCGGAAGTCTCACTTCCCTGCTGTAGAAGCTCGACTCTGTACCCGCTACCAATGGGGTACCTTCTCGAAATGAAAAATCGATCATGAGAGGCGAGTGCATGTCCGACGTCTTTATATAGCGCCCAGATTGACGCAATGTCAATAAAGATTCCCAATAGTCAGCTACATTTAAAGCGACATTAGGATCGTGTTCCATGCGTGCGATACTACGCCCGACTGTATAAATATAGTCGAGTAAGAAGCTAAATGGTAATGAATTCCAAATAACTTCTGCAGTAAATTTGAGGCCCCAGTAAGAACGGAGCGCATCGAGGAATGTACGTACCTGATAACTGTACGTATACTTCATCCCAGCAGTGAAGATAGTTTCATCACGTGTCCCTGAGCAGTAAGAACAGCCCAGAGGATAGCTGAGTGTTTCCTCATTTACTTGATGCAATGAAAAGTAGCGAGTATTACCCGCCGCACCTTCATTCACAAATTGACTTTGGAGAGTATCGATCATGTCTTTGAGTTGCAGGTGAATGGATATAACATCATTCACCAAAGGCTTTATAGCAAACTCATTAATTAGATGTAACTCTGCTGCAGGCTTACTGAAGTCCAACCTTTTTAGGGATGCTTCCTTGTTTGGGCCTGCCCAAAGGTTTCTCAACCCGGACGTAAGGTTTGCAAGTATTCGTTGTGGTTTAACGAGATACTTAACAATATCCTTAAAATCCTTCAACTCATAAATAAAGTTGAGTAGAGAAACTTTCCCAGCGAATTCTGGCTGCATTTCATGCCAGGCATCACGCTGAGCCGCGTCTACGTCAAAAACAGGATGATTTATGACCTGTATGACGTACGCTTGAGTCACGGGTTCTCGGAAGAATACAAATTGGTTAGCTTTTGTTGGCTGACCATAGATTCCTCCGATACAGGTGTATGGGTAGTTTACACACCTGTATATCCAATGCTCGCAAAAATTAATTGCAGGCCTTGGAAATTTCGTAGACCCAAACTTTTCGGTACCAGCTACGAGAATGTTTGCGCGATTATGCACACCGAGATCACAAAACTGCTTATGTGAAGTCTCGACCCATAGCGCATTGCACCTTTTGTACGTGGTGCAATAGGTCTGTTTGTTACCGTAAGAAACGGCTCCGTAGTATCGGCCGTTCCCTCTCGTCCCGAAATCAACATCGGGCAAACCCCGTACCTTGTAATACATTGTGTATCCTCCTCGGTTTTGACACCCCCACCATGGG